CCTGCGCTAGACGAGTAGGAGATACCCCTGCTTCTTGCATTGTTTTAGCAATAAGTTCATCACTTGCATTTGGATTAGCGTTAAACCATCCAAGAATGTCAGCGTTAGTTACAGTCGGCACTGGAGGGGGCATTTGTACAGGGCCACCAAGCAATCTCTCTGGAGGAGGAGGGGCAACAGAAGGCGCAACAGTTGGAGCAACAGGAGCAGCAATTGCCGCTTCATAACGATTGACAACCTCTGCAACAGGCGCACCAGTTACCTCTGCTAGACGAGTGGGAGATACTCCCGCCTCTTGCATTGTTCTGGCGATCAGCTCATCACTTGCGCCAGGATTCGCATTGAACCATCCCAGAATATCTGCATTAGTTACAGCCATGATTTTTCCATCCTTAATTCATATTATCGTTTATTGGGCTACCAAGACCAAATAAATACTGCGCCACCACCACCTTGGCCGCCACCAGTAAGAGAGTCTTCTCCAGCGCCACCGCCACCGCATCCAATACCGCCACGACCACCAGCAGTTCCTACTGTTGTAGATGTTGTGCCGCCTGCACCACCACAGCCAACTAGGATCGGTTGAGTAATGAAATATCCATTTGCGCCAGCAACAGAACCCCCAGCAGTTGTAGTGGGTAATGCGGTATAGCCGTAGTTGGGTGTTACTGAACCACCAGTAGAACCAGCACCGCCAGCACCGCCAGCACCGCCAGAAAGAAACGTAGTTGATGATGCGGCTTGGTTTGTTCCTGCGCCCGATGAGCTTCCTGCTGTGCCACTTTGCCCTGCAATAGAAGTAAAAATTCCACAGGCTGTAAATTGATTTGCGGTCATTGCCGTCCCGCCAGCTCCACTGCCACCAGCCCCTCGGCCAGCTGCCGCTGACAATACGTTTGAACTAAAAGTCCCCAACCTAAATGCGACTGTTGTTGCTACACCATCATTATTTGCAGTTCCACCAGCACCAGCAAAAATAATTAACTCATCAGGAATAAATATAGCAGGGCCGATCCATGAAGTGACCGCCCCAGAGCCACCACCCCTACCACCAGCAGTACTTGAACCATTATCCCCGCCACCGCCAGCGCCAATAAGCATAATCCGCACCATTGATGCGCCACGGGGCTTCATCCAAGACATAGGAGTTCTTGGAGAGCCACTTCCAGTGTATGAACCACCACTACCAAAAAATTCTTGGTAGTTGGATTGCTGTGGTGTTGGAAAGTTAAATACGTCTAGCATCTTGTCACCATGTAACGATTACAACAAGGCCATCACCGCCATTTGCTCCTGCGGCTGGCCCATAAAAGCTAGAGCCACCTCCACAACCAATACCGCCATTAGTTGTTGCATTTGACCCTCCAGCACCCATAGCACTATTGCCCCCATATCCCATAATAATAGGTTGCATTTGAAAATATCCACTAGCAGGGGGGTTGGTAGACTGACCAATACCATAACCATAATTTCCAACTATATCAGCACAACCACCAGCAGTTAGAAACGTATTTGTTGGTGCACTTGTTGTTCCTATTGTTCCATCTTGACCAGCAACAGACTGGAAAAATCCCATACAAGTAAAATAATTTGAAGTTGTTGCAGTACCAGCCGCGCCACCAGTTCCAGTTGCACCAATTGTTCCATTGGTTCCACCACCAGCACCATTAGCTGTTAGCAATGTATATGCTGATGTAGCTTTTTGTTGATAACTTAATACTGTGTTTTCACCACTAGTTGCAGCTCCAACAGAAGTTTTTGCACCAATACCGCCTTTTCCTATGGTAATTCTCAAAACATCTGGAATTAAAAAAGCTGGAACCATACAGTTTGTAACAGAAGCAGAACCGCCACCACCACCAGCGGCTCCAGCAGATGTATCTAATGTATAGCCAGCACCACCACCAGCACCAATTAGCGTAAACCAAACAAAAGATGCGCCCTGTGGTTTGACCCAATCAGAAGTTGAGCCACCTTCTTTAAAAATCTGGATATTTGCGCCTTGTGGCGTTGGATAATTTATAGGATATGACATATTACCAACTCGCAATCAAAACCATGCCAGGGCCGCCTAAGTGAGAGCCAGATGGAGAGTTTCCACCACCACAGCCAATGCCACCATTTTTTGTATCCCCAGCACCAACACCAACAATAATAGGTTGCATCATAAAAAATCCATTGTCTACTGAGCTATAGCCGTAATTTGCAATTGACTCATTACCACCACCAGCTAAAAATGTTGTTGTAGATGCCGACACAGTACCACTAGAACCATCTTGGCCAGCAACAGAATTAAAAAAACCAGATGCAGCAAAGGCTTCGGGTATTGTGGCTGGGCCACCAGTAGCGCCTGTAGCCGAAAGTGTATCTATTAGCGTAATTAAAGTTGTTGACCGACTTGCAAAAAAGATAGTTGTGTTTGCAGTAGCATCACCAATTCCTGGCTCAACAATTAAATTATTTGGAACGTGTTGCGCTGCACCATACCAAGTAGTTACTGAGCCTGACCCACCACCACTTGTACCATTTCCAGTACCGCCTGCACCAATTAACAACATATAAACGTGGCTGACACCAACAGGTTTATTCCATGAAAATTTTTGCAATTTATTTGCAGAATTTGTTCCATAAAACGTCTGGATGTCACACCCTTGCGGCTTGGCAATAGGAAATGGAAACATTTTTATTCTTCTGGTGTAGGCTCAACAACAGGAGCAACATACCAAGTAGGTGCTGTAGCGTTGTCGTTTGTGCAAGTGTATTCAATGGCTTCTTCAGGGGAAATAACCGTGCCGTCAGCACGATAAACGCCAATGCAGTAGCCGTCTTCCATCTTCTGATAGCCAGTTGAATTATCTGTAAACGTAATTTCAAACCATGTAATCATTTTAGTAATCTCCAGCAATTGTTACGACAGAGTAACCAGTACCAGCAGAACCAGTAGAAGTTCCAAAAGTTACATACAACAAGTAGTTAGGATCAAGTGCCACATTGATTGGCAACTCAAACACGCTAGAAGCCGCAGTCTGAGAAACAGTCACGGCAGGTAATGTAATTTCGTCAAATAGCCAAGTATCTGTTGTACTTGTTGTAGAGCTATCTGAAATGAACACACGGCAAACAGTTGCCGCTGGTGAGCCTACTGGTCTAAAACGCATTTTTTGAACGTAAGAGCCGTTTGCACCAGCAGTAAATGCTTTGTACATAGTGCCAGAACCAGTTTGCGAAGTGTTAGCCGTTGGGCCAACAACAAGACCAGATTCATTAGATGCTACTGAGTCAGTTGCACCAACAATGGAATAAATGGGAGAGGTATTTGCGGGCATGATTTTCCTTTAGCAAAGAATGCAGTTGATAGCTACAGCCCGAACTAGGCCGAGTGATGTTCCACCACTACTAGTAGCAGCGATAGTAATTGAACCTGATGCGTTTGTTACAGTAATTCCCGTACCAGCGGTCAATGTTGCTTTAGTCAATGTGTTACCAGTAGTATTACCAATTAACAATTGACCATCTGTGTAAGATGTTTGTCCAGTACCACCATTAGCTACAGGCAAAGCAGTACCCGAATAGGTAATTGCCAATGTGCCAGATGTTGTAATTGGACTACCAGTAATGCTAAAAACGCTAGGAACAGAAGCTGCCACACTTGTAACAGTACCAGAACCACCACCTCCAGAAGCATCAATAGTTTGATTAGGCCATGTGCCAGTAATTGTGACATTCGTACCAGCCACCAAGCTAGGTGTTGCTGTTCCTGTACCACCATTAGCAACAGGAAGTTGTCCTGTTACACCAGTTGTCAAAGGTAAACCAGTTAAATTGGTTGCAGTACCGCTAGATGGAGTACCAAGTACACCACCATTAACCAAAGGTGCGCCAGAAGAGCCTACATTGACCGCTAGAGCCGTTGCTACGCCTGTCCCTAGACCTGACACACCAGTAGAGATAGGAAGTCCTGTAGCATTTGTTAATGTTGCGCTAGTAGGTGTTCCAAGAATAGGAGTCACCAAAGTAGGTGAAGTAGCAAATACGGCAGAGCCTGTTCCTGTTTCATCAGTCAAAGCACCAAGCAAATTAGCAGAACTAAATGAACCAAGAGAAGTCGCATTGCCAACTGAAGTAACCGCACCAGTTAAGTTGGCATTAGTGGTCACATTGCCTGCTGTCAAACCTGAAGCAGTTCCTGTAATGTTTGTGCCAACCAATGCGCTAGGAGTACCTAAAGCTGGAGTCACTAATGTGGGACTATTGGCAAACACCAAAGCACCCGATCCTGTTTCGTCTGTAACGGCAGAAGCTAAATTAGCAGATGATGGAGTTCCCAAGAAAGTAGCAACACCAGTACCTAAACCGCTAACACCCGTTGAGATCGGTAGACCTGTAAGGTTTGTAGCCGTACCAGAAGCAGGAGTTCCCAATGCGGGAGTCACAAGTGTTGGCGAGTTTGACAACACTACAGAGCCTGTACCAGTAGAAGAAGTTACACCTGTACCACCATTTGCTACAGGAAGAGTTCCTGTAATGTCAGCAGTAGAAAGGCTTACTGCATCCCAAGAAGCATTAGTTCCATCAGTCTGAAGGTACTTGTTAGCATTGCTTGTTTGGCTTGGCAAGAGATTATTCAAAGCAGCAGTAGCCGTAGAAGCACCAGTACCTCCATCAGCAACCGCTAAATCGGTAATGCCAGTAATTGAGCCACCAGTGATTGCGGCAGAAGCATTGTCTGTCTTAGTCGCAACAGCAGTTTGAATATTATTAAACTCTGTATCAATTTCAGTACCTTTGACAATCTTTAAGGGATTGCCAGGTGATAGATTATCTTTTGACGCAAAGTTTGTGGTCTTGGTGTAATTTGACATAGTTTACCTCTTAGCCCATTTTGCCATCTTTGGCTTGAATTTCAATCTTTTGCAATGAAAAAGAAACACCTTTAATGGTTGTTTCATACCCTGTCTGGACAATCTTTCCAAAACCAGAAGCATTTGCTGTTAACGTCTTAATTGGGACACCACTTGTGTATTCAGCAATGTTGTATTCAGCAGTTCCATACTCATAACTTGTCTGTGATGGGATATAGACATTTTCTGCACGATAAGCACCAGAGTAATCAAATCCCCAATTTATTGATAAAAACTGATCTGAACCACCAATCACAATCGCAGTTACATTCTTCAGAATAGAAATCTGATTGGGGTTGCCTAAGTCAGCATTGTTTGTGTAGTAAGCAAATCGATAAGTAGATGCGTCATCAAGATAAGTTCCATACTTACCGATATACCCATTCTTACCAATATATAAGTCGCCATTACGCAAAGAACGTAATGCTGTTGGAGCAATAGAGTCCCACTTAGTGACCCTAGATGCACCATCTTGCAATGATTGCTTCGTATCGAAACAGTAAACTTGGAATGTTGCAGGTAAAACAAGTAGATAAAAGGCTTCTTTTTCTGAGTAAACAGACTTTAGATTAGCCAATGTTTCGCTTGCCAATGATGAATTTAGGTCAAAACGAACATTCTTAGACAAGTCTCTCAAAGGAGCAGACTTCTCTTGGATAGTCCTCATCAACGAGCGAACACCTGAGTCTGACAAGAAAATAACATCAGAGCCAACGCTTTGAATAGTATCCCTTGCGATACACCCAATAGAGCCAATTGTGTCGCTCAGAACAAGAGATGCGGGAGTAGAAGCACCAGAGTAGACAAGAATCTGTCGTTTACCAAAGATAAACAAGAAATCATTATGAGCTGCCAAACCCATGACTTCATCTGCACCATTAGGCCACACACGGGAGACATCTAATGAGCCTGAAGTGCCACCACCCCATACATGACCTGCAATTAGATCAGAGAAGGTAACAGTCACTTTGTCTGTAGCAGTATTTGCCACCCACAAGCGACCAAATGCTGAAATAGCAATATTGGCTTGGGGAACTGTAGCTACATAGCCAGACTTCTCAGAAACTCTGCGATAAGTAGTTGTACTTACGGCAGGATCATAAATCAAAGGATCGTGACCAGTTTGGAAGAAGTATGCAATGCCATTCAAGGATGCAGTTTGCCAGTTACTTGCTGTGATGGTAGGAGCAGAGCCGCCACCACCATAGGTCAACTCAGTCACCGCATTAGCAGTACCAAGTTTAAATATCTTGTTATTACCAGCAAATAGAACTGTAAGAGTCCCATCAGTCTGGACTAATTCATGGATTACACCGACATCGTTAGCACCCAAAGCACCAGAGGAGGAGTTAACCCTTGACCAACCTTTTCTAGCACCAATACGACCATATTGATCCAAGATGCAATTGGTTGCAACTAAAGCAAAGCCAGCCCCTAAATCAAGAGGAGAATCTTCAGTATTCAGGCCATAAAAGCCTGGTGCTGAGAGACTATAACTTTGTAGTGCTGATGCCATTAGACCGCCACAAAGTTGTCTTCAGGATAACGAGTGCTTTCCATCGCAATAGCGTCAGAGAGCATTCCTCTAAACAAGGCATAAGCCTCGGCAGAGTTTGTTCCACCATCTTCACCACGCTCAATCAAAGCCCTTGCATAGGCACTTTGAGTAACTAAGTAGTCTAAAACCTTGACAGAAGTGCCATCAGCAGACAGATTAGCTTGTGGAATGATTAGGTCAAACAACAATGTATACACGCCATTGGGGACAGGAAACAAATCAACCTTTGTGTCGCCATTACCATCTACCCCGTTATAGCAAAACTCGCTAGGAATAGACTGTGAAGGTGTACCAAAGTTGAGCTTGCGGTTCATATCCGCAACAGTGGTGTTATCTAGGGTAATAACGCTAGTAGTGTTGATAGCATCAGTAACACGAAACTTCTGACCAGCACCTGTCAAAGCATAGGAGCTTGTGCCAGAAGTAGTGGTGATAGTGACTGTTTGTGCTAAAACATTCCAAGTATAGGAGTCTTCAATCTGACGCTTGGCATCATTGACAAACTTTCCAATCAAAGAAGAATAGGTTGTTTCGCCAACAGTAGATACTGTGCTTTCACGCAAGCGAACCAACACATCGTTAACAAGTTCTAAGTAGGTCATGTTCGTTGCGCTCCTGATACTTCAAATGTGGCAATAAAACTGAATGTACTTGCACTTTGAGTAGTAATTTGAATTCTATCGCCTTCTTCTAAAACGATATAAGCATTGCCATCAAACTGAAGGTATTGCTTAGATGTAAAGTCGTAATTAGTAAGAATATCCAAGGTTGTGGCAGCACTTGCGTCATACCATTGAACAGTAATGTGCTTAGTCGAACCACCAGTATTGTGAATGTACATCACAGTAAACTTGGCGTAATAACCCGTAGGAACTGTATAAACAGTTGTCAGCGTTGCGGCTGTTGGGTTAAGTCCGACAGATACTGGTCTCACTTCATATTCCTCTTAGAGATCGCTTTAGCTTTAGCTTTAGCGTCTTCCTTGGACGTTGCGCCCCAAGCTCTAAGAGAAAGTAAAAGTCGGGTAGGCTTTCCATCTTTCATCTCAGCGCCAGGCATATTGCCCATTCGTGCTAAAAAGGATGCCCTACGAGGGTTATCTCCCGACTTAACTGGTGGTTTCAAATTGCCACCTGTTTCTGCATTATACGATGCTCTTCCTTTGGCATTCAAGCCCCCCTTGGGGTTTTTTCCTTCTTTTGTTTGCCAAACAGGAGATTTCATTTCTTCTTTGCGGTCTTAGCCGCAGCCTTGAATGCCGCCTCAGTAGGAGCGCCTTTAGAACCAACCTTACGCATCTTTTCCTTAGAACCCGCTTTGATGCGTTCTTGCTTGGCATTGATGTTAG